ATGCAGATAAGGATGATGGATCTTGTTATCCAAGTATTGCAACGATCGGAAAAAGATGTAATAAATCTGTAAGTTCTGTTAAACGTGCGATCAAAGAACTAAAAGACTTTGGAGCGATCGAAGTAAGAGAACGTTATGAAAAAGATAAAGGACAAACATCTAATTTATATATTTTAAAAATGAATCCTGCGTTCAAAAATGATCCTGAATCCCCGTCCAAATATGACATGGGGGATGATTCAAATATGACACACAAACCAAAGTCATTTAATCAAAGTCATAATTACGCTATTGGATCAGATTCGAACTTGATCTTTAAAACACTTACAGAAAATCTTTGGGATCCTAAAACTAAAAACGAGCGATCAGGATTTTTTAAAGTAGTAAAAGAACTTAGAGAGATACAAGCAACTCCTGATCAGATCAAGCAGAGAGTAAATATTTATAAAACTAAATGGCCTGACATGACTTTGACTCCCTATGCGATCTCTAAAAATTGGACAATACTCGGAGAGATGTATGAAGAAAATAAGCCTCCAAAAGTTCGGGACTGTAATGTTGAGGGACACGCTTTTATCGATCTTGACGTGATCAAGCAATGTCGATTCTGTAAAATCGAAGTCGATCAGTAATGTGATATCATGAGATCTATGAATGACAATGATATAAATTGGGGAGCTTTATCAATAGCTTTTTATTTAGGCAAGTATCCTCAATTATTAAAGTTTGATGTAAATGTTCTTCCTGAATTAGAAGAAACTCAGGGAGGTATTTCATTCCAACATGACGGAGATTTATATTTTCTCGTATTAAATAATCAAAACAATTTTGAAGTATCTTGCATTACAAAAGAACAGGATCTAGCTTATATGATCCTCCCTGACGCTGAGGATTTATTAGCTTTTTTGACTTCTTTAGATAATGGATACAAAATTTATTTATAATATTTTAATCTAAGATTTGCATTAATTTTACATCCCGGCTTAAAATGGAGTATGTCAAATAGAGAATCAAATCAGATGACTCCTTACTTTATAAGAGTAAAGGGATCCTACAAGCAATTCAGCGACTCAAGATCGTTACGAGTAAATACTTGTTATCTTGTAAAGCTCGGATCAAACATGGATGAGATTGACGCTCAGTCAATCGTTTCTAATTATGTGGGACGTCATGCAGGATGGAATCATAGATTGGATATCTACGAAGTAGAAGTCTATGAAAAAGATTTTAGAAGTCCTGATCTTTATTTCACAATCAACAATGCAACTCAGGAATATATGCACGACATTGATCCAAGAGATGTAACTGTTGAAATGAGAAATGCGATTGATGATTATGTCAAGTCTGTAAAGAAAACATATTCTGATTCACTAAAGTATGACGAGTTAAAGAATGGAGTAGACAATGGCTAGAAATCGTTGGATGGAAGAAATGTTCACAATAGATCCTAAAAAGATCGCTCAAAGAGATAAAGAATGGAGAGAGTCTTTTTGTTGGAATGATTGTGGATATCAAAATTGGGATCGAGATAAACTTATGAAACATGAAGATTATTGCGATAACTTTGATCACGAAGAATAAAAGTAGAAATTGTCTTAGATAATATCTAAGATTAAAGAATGGAGCATAAGCACATTATCAGATGGAAGAATCTTGATCCTAAAGGAGAATTTACTCCGATGACTTACGGAGAATGTATTGATCCGGATTGTCCTGATCTGATAGATGAAATGATGGAGGAAAATGAAAACACATAGAGATGATCTATATTTGGAGATCCCGATCTACAGAGGATATCCGGACACGACAGAACTTGTTATGGATCTAAAACTAGCTGTAGAAAAATTAGAAATAAAAAAACAATCAATGTTGGAGAACAATGAATCATTGCAAGAAAATTGGGGACTTCCTAATTTGGATGATGTTCTTCCAATAGAGCTTAGTTTCTTAAGACAACTAAAAATATTTTTAGTTGAATTAGAAAATGAGATGGATCGTTTAGATAAGCAAGAGTCTTCTGCAATGGGAAACACAGAAGACGTTCCGTTTTGATCATGAGTGCAGAAATGATTATCGCTAGTTCTGTTATGTTTGGATTTAGTTTTACGCTATTGATCGCATGGGTATTGGACATGGACAGAAAAGATGAAAAGAAAAGATCGACTTACGATTGGTACGGAAGATTACAGGATGGAGAAACTCTTACTCCTGAGAATATGTTTGAGGACAAAAAATGAGTGAAAAAGGATCATTGCAAATTATTTATGATTTGTTAAGAAATATGGATCACAAGATAGATAATATTGAAAAGAATTTAAAGATACTTAAGTGGATCCAAAATGAATTAGAAATGAAAAACGATGGATGATTTTGTAGATCTCAACGATTATAAAAAAGACAAAGATGAAGAGATCACGGGATTTACTGCTAATCCAAACATGTTATTTTGGGATCAGATCAAGACTGATACTGAGGGAAATAAGACAGTAGAAAAATGTTATGGATCTTTTGGATTCTTACAGACAGAGAATGTCCCTGAATTAGCAATGGTATTTGTTGTAACGATCGAAGATCAAGTAGAACACTCGATCGCCATTCCAAGACAAGTTCTTGAAACAGCATTGATCGAGGGATGGATACCTAAAAGAGGAAATGGAAGAGATAAATCATGAGTTATGAAGATATCATAGAAAAAATTCTTAGTGATGGACGTAATCATTGCATATTAGATCTGATCGCAGAAACAGGATTATCAGCTAGAAATAGAATTAGCGAGATGAATAAAGATTATAGGATTAAAAAAGGATATCCGGAAAATTCTAAAGAAGATGAACATCAAAGATATTTAGGATCTAAATGTAACTTAGAATCTTGCGATCATAGATCAGATCTTTATATGTACAGACTCAACGCTGCGGTATTGCAATATCGTAATAATTATGATCCGTTATCAATAAATCAAGCAGTAGCAGATCATCAAACGTTTAGACAATTAGAGCAAAACTCAACAGGGAGAAAAATGAACGATAAAGAAAAAAGACAGATCGAGGAATGGATGAAAAAATCTCCGGAGGAGAGAAAAGAATACATTCAAGATCTATTGATAAAAG